AAATAAAAAGGACGGTAAGGTTGATTATAAAAACCTCCAGAAAAAAACAGGGTTTGAACTGAAAAAAGAAGAGAAGACCCTCACTCCCGCTGAGAAAAAGAAGAGGGAACAGATCGCCAAGGCGATGGAGAAAGATAACCCCAATATGCCGATGGACAAGAAAATGGCCATCGCTACTGCGACTGCTAAGCGGGTTGCTGAAGCTGCAGGTAAAGATATCGCTGCTAAGATGATGAAGAGCAAGACCATGAAGGCGTTTGCTCCCAAGGTTGCTAAGATGAAAGATGTTTCTGCCGATGATCTTGAGAAGATGCTGCCTGACTATGTTCCCGGCGCAGAGATTCGTAAACTGTTTGAAGCAGTTGAAGAATCCGCAAAGGGTTTAGCCTACAGAGATATGTCTAGAGACAAAGACTTTCAAAGAAAGGATGACGATGATGATATCAAGGCAACCGATGATGACCGTAAGGCAGCTGACAAGAACATCGTGATGCAGATTCGTAGTGTTGCTGACCTCCCCAAAGGTGGTACAATTGAGTTCAAGGATGGTAAGAAAACCAAGTTGACTCAACAGATGGCAAAACAACTTGTCGCCAAGTTTAACAGTATCCAGAAACCTATGGACAAGAAGAAGTTTCAGGATATGGCTGGTGCGTCCCTTAATGGTCTGAAACAGGCAGTGAGGATCAAGTAATGTCCACGATGGATAAAGTCAGAAAGATTGTTCAGGACAAAAGCGCTGCAAAGATTGACGGCGTTATGGTTGACCTGTTCACTGCATCTGCAATCGTACAGATTTACGATAAAGTCAATGACGCAAACAAGGCGAAGATGGACAATGCAAAAATTGCAACCCTAGCTAATATCGCTTGGAAGGTGATGAAACGATGAAAGATTTTTTCGAACTAAGAGAATCACTTCAAGAAGCAAAGAGTTTTGGTCTAGGCGACCTTGTTCGTGTCAAAGACGATGCGAAGAAAGTCGTAGATCGAAAACTCCTTGGTAAGTCTGGTGTCATCGTTCCTCACGGGCTCGGTGGTCGTTCAGTAATGGTTAAGTTTGCTAACGGGCAATCTGCAATGTTCACCAAGACTGACTTGGAGATGAACGAAGCGAGAAAGAGTGGTGCAAACTACGAAGTCTATCATAAAGACTTCTCTACCGCTGTGCAGTACGCAAAGAGAGAAGTAGAAAAGAAAGGCTACGAAATCGATGACGATGAGTGGTTTCGTAAAGTTGCATCGGGCCCTCGTAAACCTTCGAAGGGTAAAACCAACTCGTATAATATCGAACTGACCAAAGGCGGTAAGCCCACCAAGCAGAGACTTCAGATGCAAGTCTATGGTATGGACAGTGGTAAGTACGAACTCAACATGTACGTGAGTTAAGAATGAAAAAATTTAAAGAACATTGCGAGTGTGGTTCTGAATCCAAGTTGGTGGAGAATAATATCTACCGTGTTGGGTCGGAGATGTACTATGCATATTGGAGAGACCTTCGTGAAGCATACTACAAAGGTGAATTGGAAGTTGATCCTTCTGAAGTGGATATTATGGAGTCTGACCTTGGCAATTTTGGAATCTATGAGGGACAGAACGTAGCACTGGATTGTATCTTTGAAGAAGAGGGTAAACAACCCGAACTCAACAAACCCAAAGCGGGTGGCCCTAAGAAGTACTATGTGTACGTCAAGGCGCCCAATGGAAACATCAAGAAGGTTTCTTGGGGAGACACTACTGGGCTTAAGGTCAAGTTAAATGATCCTGAAGCTCGGAAAAGTTTTGCTGCACGTCATAAGTGCGCTCAACAGAACGATAAGACAACTGCTGCATACTGGGCCTGTAGATTGCCTAGATATGCGAAACAATTAGGATTGAGTGGTGGCGGAAGTTTCTTCTGGTAATACCTACCACGATTTCGATTTAGCAAACGGGGATAAACTCCGTTTGTTTAAAAAAGGAGTTGACCCTTCTGAACTGATCTGGCATCGTGACAAAAATCCACGTAGGATTTATGTCGAGGGCAGTGATGGTTGGATGTTTCAACTAGACAATGAAGACCCTGTTGAATTAAAAACTGGGGATATTTTTAATGTTCCAGAAATGACCTATCACCGAATTATAAAAGGTGATGGTGATCTTGTTCTGAGAATAAAAGAATTATAAATAGAACTAGTAACTTTTATTTCAATGGGGCGCCCTAAGAATGGCAGAACACATGACTCAAAATCAAAGACTTGATCGTATCGAAGATAAGATCGATAAATTATCGGATGCAATGATAAGTCTCGCCCGTGCGGAAGAGAAGTTAATTGCTATAGAAAAGAATAATCATGCTAATTTTGAAAGAATGAATAGATTCTCTCAAAAGTTAGATGATATTGATAAGAAGGTTGAGGATAATAGCCACACGGTTAGAATCGTTAACCGGATTACAATGGTTGTAGTTACCGCCTTGATTGGCGCATTAATTAAATTTTTCTGGTTCATGTAACGGAGACAACAATGAGAACTCAAGACATCAAAAAACTGATGGAGGCATATCAATCGGTAGTCTCCGAGAAGAAACACGCTAAGAAAGAAGAAAAAGAAGAGTGCCCGAAGTGCAAAGGCAAAGGTTGTGAACATTGTGATGACAAAGGTTATCACGATGTAGAAGAGGCCAAGAAAGAAGCTCTTGATCCTGTGGATAACAAAGAACTCGACAAACCTTTCAAGAAGCGCAAAGACAAAGACATCGACAACGATGGTGACGTAGATAGCTCTGATGAGTATCTGCACAAGAGACGTGCCGCTACCGATGACGCTATTGACGCTCGCAAAGACGATAAGAAAGACGATAAGAAGAAAAAGAAACCCGTTGGAAATGATGGCGAGAAGACTGCCGAGATTTCCAAGATTGGTGAATCTTTCGAATCAATGTGGTCAGCAATTCAAGAAGCCGCAAAACCCAACCCCAAGAAGGATGCAGAGGAACCTGAGAAGATTGACGATAAAGAGTCTCCGAGTTCCAAGAAGTTTATTGATCTTCACATGAAGAACGTTGATGTGAAGGACGAAGAAGAAACACACCAAACCGCAACAGACGCTGGACGTGCGACTAAACCCGCTGCGAAACGGCCTGGCGACAATCCCAAGGGTGACAAGAATGTTGTCAATCCTGTCAAGGGTGCGGTGAAGGAAGATACTCGTACTTACAGAGAGAAGATCATGGATGTTCTTTCAGGTAAGAACTTTGCTGAGATTGCACAAGTAGCGGATGAACTCAAGGATATTGACTAATGATTGAAGCGCCCGGCTGGTGCAGACATGCTGTACCTACCCCTAGAGGATGGATTGACCCGATTACGGGAGAACTCTTGAAGTCACAACGAATCAGTGATCTTGAGATCGAAGAGTATCATAGTGGTGCGCTTCTGGAGACACCGGCGTCTATCACACAGACGCCTGTTCAGACTCTCACAGAAGCTCCCACACCTAACAAAGATTTAAGTGCCATGACCAAGGTTCAATTAATGGCATTGGCAGAACAATACGGAATTGATGTAAACACGAGGGACACCAAGACAACGTTGTTGGAAAAGTTGAATGTAATTTAGATACATAGTAGTGAAGTATAATCTCACTAAGGTATATTATGGAACTAGAACTTACCAATAAAAACGTTGTTGTGTTTGCAGCGAAACACTATTATACTCCCAATTGTATTGATAGTGAACAATTCTTTGAAGACCTGAAACGATTTAAGTATGTAAAGAGACTGCTTAATCGTTATAGGGACAGTGGAGAACTTTCAGAGAGATTGATTCTCAATCACCTGATTGTTATTTTTAACGTGTTCGGCATATACGCTGGACTGAAGATATTAGAACTTAAAGTTGAATCGGAACATTGGAGCGCACTTAAACCATTTCTCATTTTCCTCAAGGCCATAGACTACGATGGATATCCGGAAATAGAATTGGACGGACTCGCAGTAGAACGACTAAGAGAAATTAGAAGGATGACATAATGGGAATTCTAAAGAGTGCCGCCGATCTTGTTTACACAATAAGGTTCTTAAAACTTCTTGTTACCCCGTGGGAAGAAACTGGCGCATACAAAGCTGGTATTATTAACGCTGACGGTTCTCGTAACAAGGACTTCAACACAAACGACATTAGAGACCGTGAGGCGTTTAGTACTCACTATACAATGTTTCACCGTCTCGTATATAACATCAAGAGGTTGATGACCAAAATCCCTGGCGGACAATCCACGATTGCTCGTTATGGTGCTGCTCTTTGGTTGATCAAAGAACATGGTAACCTCAAAGATGAACACGTTGAGAAGATTCACAGGGAGACTGGAATCGACATTCTTGATGTGTTAGCAGAAGATACACAATGGTTTATGATTGAGGGCGAGAAACTGTCGCCTGGCATCTACAGAATGAAGAACGATACTATTACCACTCTTGGTGCAGAGATGGTTAGTCGAGACGATCAGATTCGTGTACACGAAGAAAAGAATGCACCCGTGGGTGAAGTTTTGGGAATAAAAATTTACGAAGCCACCCATTTGAAGACCCAGCAAAGCATATATATCTCTACCGGAGAAATTCTAAGATGAAGTCCTTTAACAAGTTCTACGAAGAAATGACTGGAACTTCTGCTGTGCCTGGCGCAGGGGACGATTCATCTACCGTAATTGTCCGGAAGAAATATGACCGCAAGAAGAAACGTAAGGATATGGAAACTGTCCTTAAACGGTTCATGGAAACTTGGGGTAACCGTCAAAGACAAGAATATGCTGATGCTGGGAGAAACCAATGATCGATACTTTTACACCCCCAAACTTTCTGACATTTCTTATTGACAAACACCCTGTCATCCTGATATAATTATCTCCATATTAGGAGAAATTATGTCTATTCAAACAATCGAAACAACGGAAACCGAATTCGGGTACACTGTCGTTATCTTTGATGGTGACGAAGATGATCTCTCGTGGGTGCATAAACTTCAAGACGAAAACCCAAGACATAAACTAATCTATGTGGCTCTTCGTGGCACACATGATAAGTATCTTTACCCCGACAGATTTTTGGTAGAGAATTATCATGTTGACATGAAGAGCCATTTTTTGTATAATGACCTCTTTACTCAAGAGGACATTCACGAGTATCTCACACAAAAGTGTTTAGAGTTTGCTCGTTCTGGCAGAAGACTTTTTATTGAAGAGTACGAATTCACCGCTGGTCAGGATTTTTATGACTACACTAAATGACAATGGAAAAAAGATGAAAATTAAAATAAACAAAAGTAAGGATGATCTACTAGCGGATTATGCGGTGGGTATGTTAAAAGATTTTTACCTCAACTCATATGAATCCAGCCCGCAAGAAGCATATGCCCGTGCCGCAAAGGCATGGTCAACGTATCATGAGGAAATGGATGAGGAACTTGCACAGAGGCTCTACGATTATGTCAGCAATAAATGGTTTATGTTTGCGTCTCCTGTTTTATCTAATGCACCTAACGGTCATGGCAAAGGAAAGGGCATGCCAATATCATGCTTCCTTACTTACGTACCCGACACACTTGAGGGTCTTATCGATCACACTAGCGAGTTGCGTTGGCTTAGCGTTTATGGTGGCGGTGTTGGTGGCCACTGGAGTGACGTTAGAACTGTCTCCGATGTTGCGCCAGGCCCCATCCCATTCCTACACACCGTAGATGCAGACATGATTGCGTACCGACAGGGTAAGACTCGCAAGGGTTCTTACGCTGCGTACATGAACGTGTCTCATCCAGACATTGTAGAATTCCTTAATATGCGTATCCCTACAGGAGACGTTCAACGTAAGGCACTCAACCTACATAACGCAATCAACATTACCGATGAGTTCATGACTGCGGTAATGGAGAATACCGATTTTGACTTGCGTGACCCCAAGGATGGTTCCGTTAAAGAAACCGTGAATGCACGTAAACTTTGGGAACGTATCCTTGAGGTTCGTTTCCGCACGGGCGAACCGTATCTAAACTTCATTGATACTGCCAACCGTGCTCTGCCCCAAAACCTAAAGGACTTGGGACTAAAGATTCATGGGTCTAACCTATGTAATGAGATTCACTTGCCTACTGGGCCTGATCGTACTGCTGTATGTTGTCTGTCCAGTTTAAATCTGGAGTATTATGATGAATGGAAAGATACAACTATTGTTCGTGACCTTGTTACTATGCTCGACAACGTTTTGGAGTACTTCATCGAAAGCGCTCCCGACACCGTTGCCCGAGCCAAGTATTCCGCACAACGAGAAAGATCAATCGGACTGGGAGCGATGGGGTTTCACAGTTTGTTACAAAAACATGGAGTTGCTTGGGAGTCCGTTAGGGCTCAAGAAATTAATAAAGTTGTGTTCCAACACATCAAGGCCGAAGCAACCGCCCAATCCCGACACTTGGCTGAATTGCGAGGTGTTTATCCGGACGGAGAAGGGACTGGTCTGCGATTTGCCCACCTACTTGCCATTGCTCCCAATGCATCCAGCGGGGTTGTACTCTCAACCAGTCCCTCCATCGAACCCCTAAAGGCAAATGCGTATACTCACCGTACCCGAGCGGGAAGTTTCTTGGTCAAAAACAAGTATTTGGAGAAGATTCTTACCGAGCGGGAAATAAACAACGACTCTACTTGGCAGTCGATTATTACCAACAAGGGTTCTGTGCAACATCTGCCTTACCTTAATGAAGGTGAAAAGGCTGTGTTCAAGACTGCACAGGAGTTGGATCAGTCTTGGGTGGTGCAACATGCTGCGGATAGACAACCCTACATCTGTCAGGGTCAGTCGGTAAACCTGTTCTTCCCTGCTGGTGCAGAGAAGTCTTATGTGAACAAGGTGCATCTCAAGGCATGGAAAGAAGGACTGAAAGGTCTGTACTATCTAAGAACCGAGGCTAAATCACGTGCTGAGAACGTCTCAGAGAAGGTAGAACGGGTTGCACTACAAGATGATACCCGTACCATTGTCTACGGTAAGAAAGACTGCCCGTTCTGTCAACTTGCAAAAGAAGAACTGAAACTGAGAGGTATTGCGTATGATTACGTAGACCTTCAGGAGATTGGTAAGACCGCCGCAGAAGTAACTGGACGTAAGGTCAAGACTGTCCCCCAAATTTATGTTGAAGGGGTTTATGTCGGTGGATATGATGAGTTAATGGCCTTCTTTAATAAGGTCAATTTAGAAAATAACGAAGACAACGAATGTCGAGCATGTGAGGGATAAATGTCACTACTAGAATTTAGCACAACATATAAACCGTTCAAGTACCCTTGGGCGGTAGAACTATCAAAGAAACACGAAGAGGTTCACTGGATCGAAGACGAAGCTGAACTGTCTGAAGATGTACAGGACTGGAAAACAAAACTGACTGAAAGTGAGAAAGAGTTCATCACTCACATTCTTCGTCTGTTCACTCAGTCGGATGTACAGGTTGGAGAGAACTATCACGAACTTTTGATTCCTCGTTTTAAGAACAATGAAGTACGTAACATGTTGTCCTCTTTTGCGTCAAGAGAGGCCGTACACCAACGTGCTTATGCACTATTGAATGACACACTTGGTTTGCCTGATGAAGAGTACCACAAGTTCCTTGAGTACAAAGAGATGGCTGACAAGGTGGATTTCATGAAGGAAGGTGACTCCACTACACAAACGGGTCTTGCACTTGCTCTTGCACAATCTGTGTTCAACGAGGGCATGTCTCTGTTTGCGTCTTTTGTTATGCTCCTCAACTTCCAGAGGTTTGGTAAGATGAAGGGTATGGGTACGATTGTGGAGTGGTCTATCCGAGACGAGACCATTCACGTTCAGGGTAACGCAAAGTTGTTTAGACAGTTCTGCGAAGAACATCCCCGTATCGTGAATGATGAACTAAAATCTAAAATTTATGAGATGGCTAAAAATGCAGTTGAATTGGAAGAAAAATTCATCAATCTTGCGTTTCGTGGGAATGATGTACAGGGGATTACTAAGGACGAGGTACGTAAGTATATTCGCCATATTGCTGATCGCCGTTTACTTCAGCTTGGACTCAAGACTAAATTCCGACAAAAAGATAATCCTCTACCATGGCTTGATTGGGTACTTAACGGAGCCTCCCACGACAACTTCTTCGAAAAACGAGTCACCGAATACTCAGTAGTGGGTATGGCAGGAGACTGGGGTTGGGAGGTCGCACCTGAAGTCTGTGGACTAGACGGTAGAGGTTGTGCTGCATGATGGAACAATATATTTACGAATTAGAATGCGTTGTTTGTGATAGTATCTGTAAAGTGATTTGTTCCTATGAGGATGACAAACCAGAGTTCTGCCCCATGTGTGGGTCAGAAGCTGAAGTAGAATACCTTGGAGATAGTGACGTAATATAATGCCTACATAATAGTATGTGGCATTATAGAAACTTACACTTTACTCCTACAGATGACGAACTCAGCCAATGGGTTGGGTTCGTCTATCTTATTACTGAACTTGATACTAACAAGAAATATGTTGGTAAGAAGTTCTTTTGGTCTACTCGTAAACTCCCCCCGCTAAAAGGCAAAACCCGCAAACGTACCAAGAAGGTTCAGTCTGATTGGATGTCTTACTATGGTTCGTCTGAAGAACTAAAACTTCTTGTGGAAACAAAAGGTGGGGATGCATACTATCGTGAGATACTACATCTCTGTAGAACTAAAGGTGAGTGTTCTTATCTTGAGGCCAAAGAACAGTTTGATCGTAATGTCTTATTGAACGATGATTACTACAATGAGTTTATTGGATGTAAAATTCATTCTTCTCATGTG